GTGTCGCAAACCCTTAGCGGATCAGTAGCCAACTTCCACGACGACGGTGACGTTGACCGTAAAGTTTTGGGTTACGCCGCGCATTGCTTGGTGTTCGGCAATGCTGGTCATTTGTGCAGCTGTTGGTGCTGGGGTAGCAATTGTTTGCCCTGCTGTTATTTGCGTAAACGCAACTTCGGTTTGGGCTTGACCTAACAAACTTTCAAGGCGCTTAGTCGTTAGTTTTGGGTTTTTAAGTATTTTTTCGTATTTGGCTAAAACGCTTTCTAAGCCCGCAACTAACGCTTGCCCTTGATCTACGCCCGCTTGGTAGAAACGGCCTGCGGTATCAAGCCCTAGTTTGTCTGCTACGCCCTGAACGGTTGCTACCAGTTCGTTTACACCGCCCGGGCCTGTAATGGCTTCCTGACCGCCTGCAATAAGTTCGGCTGAAATGGCCGCGCCCGCGTCGGCGCCAGCGTTTAAAACGGCTTGTAACGCGTTTTCGCTAAGGCCACGCTGTAATAACAATTCAACGTTGCGGGCATACTCTCGAACGCCTGCTACCTGATCGCGCAAACCTTCCAAAAACCCGGCGCCTGTTTCGTCGCCTGCTTCTTTAGCGCTAGCAAAGTTAAATCCTTCGCTAATGCTGGTTGCTACGCTTTTGCCGAAATCTGCAAATGCTTCTTGGGCGTCGGTCAACTGATCTTTAGCGTCCTCAAGGGCGTCAGTTAGTTTGTCGCTAATGACGTCGTAAAGTTCGTTAATTGCTTTAGACGCGCCACCTGTTTTTACTTCGGTATCTTTAAGGCTTTTGTTAAATTCGTGTGCGGCGTCTACGCCTCGAATGTGTGCAGCTGTAGATCGCTTTAGGTTTTCGTTGTACGCGCCCGTTGCCTTTTCGGCTTCAACGGTATTGGAAACAAGGCCGATTAACTGGTAAGCAAAAACTGCAATACGGCTAGACGCTTTAAAGGCTTCGGTTGCGATTGTGCCTAAACCTTCGCCAATAATGCCAAACGCCCTCGGGTTACGACGTACCCAATCGCTAATGTTTAATAACGATTGCGTAAAGTCTTCCATTAACGGCAACAATTTTTGGCCTAGTTGTGCTTGTATGTTTGCAAACTCGGCACTTAACGTACGTTGGCTATTTGCCAGTCCGTCGCTGGTTCGTAAAAAGTCGCCTTGTGCGTCGGTTGTCTGTTTGTAAATAGCGGCTTGCGCGGCCAAAATCTTTTGCTGTGCTGTCAATGCACCTTTGCCGTCGTATATGCCAAGGTTTAACGCCTCTTGTTTTAACGTTGCGTCATTAAGCAAAACACCAAAACGGCGCAAAGGTTCGGCTTCGCCACGTAAAGCGGCACCAATTGCCTGTACGGCTTCCTCGGGGCTTGTGTTATTGAACGACGCTAGATCGGTTGCGAGGGCCGTAAAGTCATTGCTGAACGTTGCTAAATCTTGGCCACCTAAACCCGCTGCTTTACCAAACGTGCCGAACGCCCCGGCAGCGTCTAAAACCGATTGCTTCGACTGCCCAAGGTTTCGGGCCGCGCTTGCTGCAAACTTTTCTACTTCACCCGCGCCCTTGCCAAAAATAACGTTTACTTTTGACATGCTTTCTTGCAGGTTTGACGCCGCGGTAATCGCTGGGCCAATAACACTCTTTACAGTTGCAAACGCAATAGACAAACCGCCAGCCGCGCCCGCAACGGCTTGCGCGCTAGTACCAAACTTCTTTAGTTGTTTGTCGGCAGCCTGAATACCAGTATTAACAAACGACGTAATAATCGGTATGTTAATTGCCATTATTTAACCCTCTGCTTTAGTTGCGTGTTCGTGCGTTTTTCAACGTCTGTAATAACCGATTGTATGTCTTGTTGCACGGCGTCACGGTTCTTAGTTACTGCCTTGTCAATTACACGCGGTTGGTTGCCTTCCTCTTTTGTAAGGTTGGCGACGAACAAGCTGCTAACGTTTCGCCCGGCATGGTCATAGATCACGCCCGCTGGGTCTGTTGATTGCACCACCATAAGCCGGTAAGGCTTGGCACCAAAAACCACCTGTTCGGTGTAACCGCCGCGGTTAAAATCTACATAGCGTTCACGGCTGGGGCGTACACCTACTTTAATTTTGTAACCCTTTTGTACTTGATCGGTGCGCCAACTGGTTTCACGGCCTCGCACTAAGTTGCCTCGAACCATGCCCGAAAGCGGGGCGCCGTTGCCTTTGCTGTTGTCGTAATGGGCAACCATGCTGCGGGCTTCGCTAAGGATTATTTCACCACTTCGCTTAATGCGGGTAGGGATCTTGCGACGGTAGGACGGGTCTATTTTGTTTAATAGCGCCAAGGTTTCTTGAATACCTTTTACCTGTAGAACTGGTTGCGCCATGGGGTTACCTTTTGTTTCTGTCCCCCAAAACTTTAGCCACCGTTGCTAAGTCTTGCGCGTCAAATACTTGCGAATACCAATGCGGCGCCCACCCTGTTGCAACTAACAGTTCGGCTAATTGCCGGCGGTAGGTGCCGCTTGGGTAGGGTTTGGGGCCTCTTGTGCGGTTACCTCGATGTTGGTTACCTGCTGGCAGTATTTGTCGAATTCTGCTGGCACAATAATTTTGTTTTGTTTGCTTGCTTCCCAAGCCAAAAACAGCAAGTCCTCAACACCAATACCGTTTGCCATGTCAGCTGCTTTTCGTTTAAAACGACGTTCCCATAACACAATGGTAAAAAGGTTTGTACTTACTTGGTACGTGCCTTCGTGGTTGGTTACTTCAAGGGTTAATTGCATGTGTGCCTTCTTTCGTGTCGGGCCGATTGTTCGGCGCTAATTATGCAACGCTGTACTGGCCGCCGACAAACGTGATGTCCACGGTGCTAAGTTCCCCGAGGGCCGCGTTTACGACAGGCATTTCAAGCAATGCGCAATTTGTCAACGTGAAAAGTTCACCTGCAGCGTCAACTACAACGGTAATGTCGTCGTTGCCAACAAGTGCAGCCAACGTTGCGTAGGTCTCGGTTGCTGCGTAGGACTGGTAAAGGGTAAGGGTAACTTCGTGGTTGCCCAATCCTGCTTGATACTGGCGCGACGTCTGACCGAAAGTTGTGTATTCCAACTGGTCAAAACGATGCGTAAAAACAGCTGCGGTGCATTGGTCGGTTAGGGAAACGCTGTTTACCGAAACGCCCGGTGTTGCTAAGTAGGTGCTAGTTGCCATGGTGTTTAACTCTCTTTCGTTGCTTTCTTATTTTTAGCACCTTTTTTTGGTGCGGGTGTGGATACTTCGTCGGGTTGCTCGTCGTTTACTTCGGCAATAAAACCGCCCCATAAAAGGGCAGGTATGTTTGTGCCGGGCTTCGGTTCGTACTCGGTGCCAACCTCACCTATTCGAGCGCTTTTAATGATGTAGTACATGTGACCCCTTAACCCGACTGGGCTTGCATTTCAATAGTGAGATCATACGCGGCTAATTCGCTACCGCCGATTATGGCAATGGTTGGGCGGCCGCTGGTTACCGCCACGTTTTTGCCTAACACTTTTGCCGCCATGTTCATTAGCGAACGTTGCGCGTCTAGGTTGCCCGGGCCAAGGGTAATTAGGCGCACGGGAAACGTGATCTTTACAATGTTGTAGTTAAACGCTTCAAACGATGGGGCGTCAATAAAAGCACATGGGGGCACAATGTTGCGCGGGTCGTTGACCACTTGCAAGCCTGTGACGGTCTGTAACGTGGCTGTAAGGTCGTCTAAGGCCTCGTTAAATAGGTCGGTGTATGCAACAGGCATTAAAACACCGCGGGCCTGTCAATGCCCAACAATTGCTTAATCATTGGGCTAAGGCCCATAGACCCGCCAGCGGCTAAACCGTCAAACCCGGCAAAGTCGGTTACTGCACCGCGTTGACGGTACAAAAACCCTGCATAAGCAACGGTGCCCAAAGTGACGGACGAATTAGGCGACGTGCTAAGGCTGTCTTTATACCCGGCTTCTTGGCGACGTCGGAAACAAAATTCGTTGGCAGCCAAACGGCATTGAGTAATGAACGTTTGATCGGCTGCGGTTGCTGTTCCTATTCCTAACCAATCCTCGACTTGACTATCGGCGGTTATCCACGTGCAAGTAGGGGTTGTTGTAAGGGTGCCAGTAGCGGGGCTAATGATGACGTTGTCTGCGGTTTTTGCAAACAACACTTGGTGTTGGATTGGTTGCTCGGGGTCATATAAAAAGAACCCGTATTCGTCAACGCCAATAAACCTGAATTGGGGTAGCGCGACAACCGTGTAAGAACCGTTAAAGGTTGCGTCTACACCCGCAAGGGTAAAAGACTGGCCAACCTCTAACGGGTCTGCGTTGGTAAGTAGTACGACAACCGCGTAGTTGTCAACTATGTACTTTTGGGTGACCGAATAAGCGGCCATAATGGCCTACCTTTCGGGTGTTAAGCGTTTACCAGTTTTACAAACTTGGTTGCGTCTGCCATGAACGCGGCTGCGTAGCCACGGAAAGCAATCGTTCGGCCAAGTGTGCTTGGTACGTCAATTGAAATTGCACCCTTTTGCTGTTCGTAGAATTCGAAGCCTGCTGCTGGGCCTGCTGCATGTCCTACGACACCGCTAATGGTTCCTGTGGTTGTTCCACCGGCCATGTTCTTGTCAACTACAAGGACGAGACCCAATGGGTTGCCGTTCCATGATGTTGCTGACGACGTGCCCAATGCGTTTTGACCAATGAGGTTTGGTGCGCCAGTGAACGGGAATACCGGGGCGCCCGTTGTCGTGGTCAACATTCCCAATTTCGCCCATGTGACAGGACTTACGAAATAATGGGTTGGCAAGTAGTTGCTGGTGTTGCTGATTTGGTATGCAGCGCCATAGATCGCGCTCAACCATGCTTCGGGGTCGGTAATGTCCGACACGGTTTCGGTTTGTGAAACACCGCTAACCATGGTGTCAACTGCGTAGTTGTCGGTCGCCTGTCCGTAGGCGATTGCTAACTGATTGATGACAATGTTTAGTGAATTTGGGTCTGACCAGTCGAGGTCTTGTTCCGACAACGTGACGTAGGTTCCAAAAGTCAATTTGGAAATGTCGTTGTTTGTAACGGTGACGGTTGACGGGTCAAGCGCTGTCAACTGGCCTGTTGGCTGCTGGGTGACTACTGGCCTTGTCCCGATTTTTGGACGACGGAATGTTGCACCACTCTGTGGCATGGCACGTGTGCCAATTGCCGACACGAAAGGGCGCACAGGGTTTAGCGAGTCGTAGACGCTGCCGGTGATGATCTCTGGCAAAATACCAGGGGTTGAATCGGTGTTAATGTCCGGTGCTACGCCCGGTGCTGCTTGCACCATTGCGCTTTGAATGTTTGCGTTAAGTTGTGCAAAGTCTGCACCACCACGCACAAATGACGCAATGTATTCGCTAGGTGACGGCAAACGCAACTTGCGAGCCTGTGCGTAAATTGGTTGCACGGCCGACGCTTCAATTACTGCTGGTGCTTCTACTTCGTTTGACATTTCGGTTACTTCCTTTTCTTGGTCTTGTTCTTTATTTAACTCTACTTCGGGTTCGTTTTGGTGGATACTGGCAGCGACGCGCTCGACCTTGGCTGCCTCAAATGCGCCATAGGGCAGAAGCGACAATTCTTGCCAGTCAGCCTTGCTAACAATCATGGTGCCGGCTTCGTCAAAACTGTATTCAAGTGGCTGAACACCAACACTAAGGCTATCCAAAACGCCGTCTTTTGCCAGTTGCAAACTCTCGTTGCCTAGCACAGTTTCGCTTATTTTCGCTTCAAACATTACAAAGTTGCCTACCTCGGTGCGTTCCGTGACTACGCCGATCGGCTGGGTGCTGTCGTGGTAAAGGTACATTTTTGGCTTTTTACCTTCAAGTGGTAGCGAGCCGGGCAAAAACCTAACCATTTGGCCGTCAGAAACTACGGCGTCAACGTTGTATTCGAGTGCGACGCCAGCAAGGGTGCGACGTGGCAGCGCGTCACCTTTTGCGGCGTCTAAATTTAATTCCTGTGGGGTTAACCTAAGCATTTGCTTGCCTCATTTCCTCGGGCGTTTCCTCAACGTAAACCTCGGTGTTGTATTCGTTTGCTAAATAACTTTCAATGTCAAACATAACACCGGTGCCACGTGGCAAAACGTTATCCGCGCTAAGTGTTTCTTGTATGCAATCTATGTACGGTTTAACGCCGAACGTGTATAAGTCGCGTGACGCTTCGCTACTTGAAACGTAACTGTAATTTCCAATGCTCACGGAAACGAGGTACGCGGGGACATTTGCGAGCCTTGCGATCTCTTTCGACTGGTACTCGGCTGCGTCAATCAAAAGCATTTTGTCGGGTGTTGCGGTGTTTGGGATTACCTCTACAAATTCGTTTACCGCGCACGTCGCTGAATTTAAACGCGCATGATCGTAGGCCGCTGCCATGTCGCTAAGTTCTTGTGCAGACATGGGTTCACCACCCACCTGCCGCAAGGTCGTGGCTGGCATGGTACTAAGGCTGTTGCGGTTACGGGCCTGTTCCAACTTAAGCGCGGTGTTAATTGACGTGTAACCGGTGTAAATCAAACCTTGTACTGGCGACATGAATTGAATTACGTCTTTGTAGTCAATTGGTAAACCGTTAAACAAAATTTGTTTTGACGGGCCGAACCTCACACTTGATTGCTGGTCTTGCAAGGTAATCATTGCGGCGGGTAGCCGCGTAAAGTTCATGGGGTAGCCGTCGCTGCTACGTTCTGTGACAAACCAGTAGGCCGAACCGTAAAAAAGCAAGTCGTCAAAAGTCCACGACAAAATAAAGTTGTTTGTTACGCCTTTGTCAATCCGACGCAACCAACTTCTAGGGGCCTCGGGGACGCGTTCCATTTCGTCACCGTTCCACATTTCTTTGTACATAACCAACGGCAAACAACCAATAACGCTTGCCATGAGATCGCGGGCACGGCTTAGCGTTGGTACCTGCATAAAACGGGCGCGTTGATCGCCCTCGACATAGGCATAAAAGTTGTTAATTTGTGACGCGCCAGCGTTGCCACCGGCAGCGGCTTTAACAATTTTTGCTGGTTCGGGTTTGCTTGTAAAAATGCCCATGTTTTTAGTTTGTCACAATCTGCTGGTTTTTGGTGGCACTAGCCGGCGCCGACAATCCCCGACGGAAAGCGAGCCAACTAGTGCCAAAACAACTTTACTGTAAACCGCTAACGATTACGGGTTTGCCAATTAGTTGTGGACGTGACGCCAGCGCGGCCGCCCAAATCATGCAACGACACGCTTCAATTGGCCCGGGTGAACGTGTGCTTGACACCGCAACGCTGCCTTGGTGTTTGATTAAAACGGCGCGGTTTACATGGCTGTTTAACAAGTTTTCGTTGTTGTGGGTTATGCGGTTTTCTAAGATCATGGCCCTAACCGCGCTAGTCCATTTCAACAATTCTTTGTAGCCAACTATTGTGCGACGGCGTTCGTGTTGTGGTGGGCAATGGTTTTCTAATGCTGGCACTATGGCAAGCCGTAGGTTTGGGTTTAGCGCTATTTCGGTTTCTACCTTGGCCCATAGTTCGGCAATGGTTTTAGCAACAAACGCTATTTTTACATGGGTTTTGTTGCCTACTTGTACGGCGCGTACGGCGGTATACGTGCTTTCGTCTACGGCTATTTCAATTGCTAACACCCCGCCCGGTGGCGCTGGTTGATCGGTTGCTAACGCCTCAAATACGCCCGGCTCTAACCATGCTGTTGTGCTGGCCTGCCATAGGTTTACCGACGCACGTAGAAACGCTATGCGGTTAGGGCTTTCGGCTTCGGAATGAATTGTTTTTAAGTCAAGGGTGTGCCCTAATGCCGGGTTGGCGTAAGCCCATGCTTCGGGTGTCATTGGGTCAATTGGTGGCGGGCTGTATTCCGCAAAGTAAAGGCTGGTTTGTTCGCCGCTGTCAATTGCGCGTAACCCTTGGTCTCGCCAGCGAAGCATGGCCGTACTTTCTTGCGTTCCCGCTGTTGACGTCATAAGAAAACTAGGGTTCTTTTTTGCGCGTTGGCTAGGTAGTAAACCTTCGTCAATTGCGGCTTGGCTAATGTCAAACACTTCGTCGGCAATGATGAGATCACATGAGTAACCGTGACCCGCTGCCGGGGTCGCCGCTCGAACATGCCACGTTGACCCGTCGGGCATAATAAGTTTTTGCCGGCCATAAGACCAACTAATTTCGGCGCCAAACCGATCTTTTAAAATTGGGGCTAAATATGTAAAGAAAGCGGTTGCAAGGTCAAGTTTGTGCGCGGTACTAATCACCGTTACTGGCTTCCCTCTTTCCTTGCCTTGGGTTGCTAAAAACCAGCCAAGGTAGGCAGCGTTCATAGTTGTCTTACCATTTTGACGCGCAACCGAAACCAAGTTAACCCGGTGCAACCAATCCCCGTTTGCTTCACGCGCCGTAATTCCATGCAAAACATGTAATTGCCATGGCATTAAGTCCACGCCTAACAC